GAGGTCGGTGACGACGCCGCCCGAGTAGTCGCGGGAGAACCGGATGGTGCCGCCGATGAGGACGACGTTCCGGCCGCCGTTGAGCTCGATGCCCGACGGGGTGTCGATGACCTCGCCGAGCCTGACGATGTAGTCCTTCGTCGGGTCCATCGTCGCCTTGCGGCTGGCGTTGGTCAGCGTGATCGTCGTCGGGTTGACGAGGACCGGGGGCCGGTAGCGCAGCGCGCCCGACGGTGCCGGCGGCGGGGTGACCGGGTCGGGGTCGACCGGGACGTCGGGGCCCTCGAGCTCAGCGATGCGGGCCTCGAGGTCGACGATGCGGGCACGCAGCGCGGCGATCGTGCCGTCTGCTGCCTCCAGGCGCTCGAGCAGGGCGGCCTCGTCGGCGGCGGCCTGCGCCTCCTCGGCCGCGAGCGCCGCACGCGCCGCGTCGAGGGCGACCGTGAGCGATGCGACCTCGGCGTCGGCGGCCGAGCCGACCGCAGCCAGCTTCTCGGCGTAGGTCACGACGCCGAGATCGACAGGGCGCCCGAGGCGACCGTGATCGAAGCCGCGGTCACCGACGCCGACAGCGCGCCGCCGATGCCGTAGTTGCCGCCACCGTAGGTCGCCGACGACCAGCCCGCGAAGTGGGTCACCGCGACGGTGCCCAGCGTCGAGAAGGTCAGGGCCGACGAGTTCGTCTTGGCGCTCGACGCGGCTGCGTTCCAGGTGCACGCCTGTCGGGCGTAGGAGCCTGTGTTGGCGTTCTCGCTCGCGCCCGTCGTGCCGGGGTCGCCGACGTGGAGGGCGACGTGGCTGATGACGTTCGCGGCCGACGTCGCGTCGAGGCCGTTGAGCGCGGAGTTCGCGCCGCTGGTGCCGAGCCGTGCCATGTCAGGCCTCCACCTTCACCAGCGAGCCGGTCACCAGGTTCGGGTCCGCCTCGACTGCAGCCTCGGCCCGCGCCACCGTCTCCGGTGCCGCAGCCGCGTTGATGTACGGCGTCCCGTCCGACGCCACGTGCACGAAGCCCAGGGAGTCGAGGTCCGGGTCGTTGACGAAGTCCGGGTGACCCAGCGCCACATGCCGGGCGCCGATCGCGTCCGACACGGCCAGCGCCGTCGCCTCGTCCGGCACCTCGATCACCGGGGCCGACACGTCCACCGGGACGCCGGCCACGTCGACCGTGCCGACGATCGGGCCCGTGATCACCAGGTGCGCCGACGGGTTGTCGCTGTAGATGTGGAAGCGGGGCGTCCCGTCCTCGTTCGTGCCGATGTGGTCGTAGTGCACGGCCATGTCAGGCCTCCTCGGTCGGGGCGGAACGGCGGGCCTTGGGTGCCCCGGAGGGCTTCGCCGCGGAGCGGGCCTCGGCCGCCGCCTTGTAGCCGCGTCGCTCGAGCTCGACATCGACCTCGGCCACGCGGTCGGTGCGGCCGTGGATCGCGTAGCCGCGGCGCTCCTCGAGCAGCGCGTCGATGTACTGCGACTCAGGCTGCGCGCCGGAGGTTGCAGCTGCGTGCTTCGCGTCGAGGACCTCGTGGTTGCTCGGCTCGTCGGGCATGACGGTGCTCCTTGGTGGTGGGTGTCGAGGGCCGGTCGGGCGTTCGATCCCCCGCCCCCACCGGGAGGTGGCGGGGGCGGGAGATCGACCGTCAGGCCTAGAAGGCCGGGGTGACGAGGCCGGTGCCGTTGACCTTCTGCGCGTGCGTGACGCGGTTGAAGATCGAGGCGAAGTAGGCGTAGACGACGAGGTCGACGCCCAGCGACGTGGCCTTGCTCTGCTCGGCCCGGATGAGCACCGGGGCGGACGGGTCCTCCCAGAGGTGGGACTCGCGCTGCGAGACGAAGTAGATCTCGTCCTCGTTGGTGCCCACGCCCAGGTTCGTCGCGATGTTGTTGTCGACGATGACCGGCACGCCCGACGGGAGGACGCCGCGGAAGCCGGCGCCGTAGCGCTCGGCGTAGGCGACGCCGCCCTGCTGCGGCGCGAGCCCCATCTGGCCGAAGAGCGGCCAGGTGGAGGTGAGCTGCGACTGCAGCCAGTACCAGCGGCGGGAGTGCATGACCGCGATGGTGTCGCCCGGGTGGGAGTTGAGCATCGCGGCCTCGACCGCGGCGGGACCGGCGAGGAGCTTCGGGTACAGCTCCGCGGCGGTGGGGGTGCCGTCGGTGTAGGCGATCGCCGTGGCGACGTTGGTCAGGCCCGTCGACGCGCGGTTGATGACCAGGGAGTCCTGGTTGGACCGCTGCGCGGAGATCAGGTCGGCGACGATGGTGTCCTCGACGCCGACGCCGCGCTCGATGGCCTGCCGCGACACGGTCTGGGAGCCGGCCGAGGTGAGGATGGAGACGGTGATCAGCGTGTCGTCGGCGTTGGTCTCCGAGACGGTGCTGTTCTCCGAGGTCTGCTCGGCGGCGGAGGTGCCCGTGGTCAGCTTGCCGATGTAGGCGGTGAGGCCCGTGTCGGGGAGCTGGTGGCGGTTCATCGCGTCGCAGAGCGGGCGGTCCGCGCGGGGGAAGCCGGCGAAGTCCTCGACCAGGTAGGTGGGGACGACGATGCCGGTGAAGGCGCCCGTGCCGACGGCGCGGGACTGGCTGCCCTCGACGCGGTCGAACGAGTCGACGCCGCGCTCGGTGCGCTCCTCCGCCTGGTGGCGGTTGATGCGCTCCTGCGCCGACCAGTCGCCGCGGAACGCGCGGGCGACGTCGAGCGCGAAGTTCAGGCCCTTGGGGTCCTGGTCCGCGCGGTACGTGCGCTCCTCGGAGCCCACGCGGGCGACCTGGTCGTAGGCCGGGGCGCGGACCTCGGTCTCGTGGATCTCGGCGGCGCGCTCGGCGACTGCGTCGTCCGCGGCGGCGTCGGCGCGCAGCTGCGCGATGTCGGCGTCGGCGCGCTCGATCTCGGCGTCCTTCGCCGAGATGTCGGCCCGGATGGTGGCGATCGCGGCCTCGTCGGCCTCGTTGCCGTAGGCCTCGCGCAGGCTCGCCGAGAGCGCGTTGCGCGCGGCGACGAGCTCGGCGCGCTTGCCCTCGCGGTGCGCGATGAGCTGGCGGAGCGTGAGCATGGGTGCTCGCTTTCCGGCATGGCAGAGCCACGCCTGTCGGTGGGTGATGGGTGGTGCTGATCACCTGCGACTGGCGGTGCCCCTGGGTCTGAGCCGGGGGGTCCTACGGGCCGGGGGTGCGTCCGCGCCGCAGCGCGGTGGTCTAGATGAATCGGGTCCAGGGGTCGTCGGGGATCGACCGCTTCGCCGCCTGCGCGCGCGCGGCCGGCGGCACGGCGGTGGGGGTGGCCGAGCGCAGCTCGGACCATGCGGCCGGGTTTGCGCCGAAGTTGACGCTGGACACGTCGCCGCGGTCGAGGTCGATGCCCGTGATCGTGTACTGGGTGAAGGCATCGTTCCAGCGACCGCTGGTGATCATGAAGCGGAAGGACGCGCCGTTGAGGTCTCGGCGCTCGAGGGCCAGGAGCATGTCCCGGACGTCGCCGCGCTGCGGGTCGACGTAGGCGTCGAACTCGAATCCGGTGGGGTCGCCGTCGAGGACCTCGCGCAGGTCGAGCGTGTCGTTCAGCGTGGAGGCCATGCTGGCCCCGCCATTGCGCCCGTGGTTCAGGTTGAACTCGACGGCGGGGTCCGCCTCGAGCGCAGCCTGGAACACGCCCCGGTCGACGATCTCGTCGTAGGGGCCGAACATGTCCCACATCTCGTAGGGCTGCCCGGTGACCGACGCCATGCCGCCGACCCGCACGACGGTGAGCCCGTTGCGCTCGACCTCGCGCAGGTCCGCCGGCTTGATCTCCACCCGGACGCTGCCCTTGCGGACGCTCGTCGCGTCCTCGCTCATGCGCCGCTCGGACGGCCGGGCCGCCAGCGACGGGTACCCGGCGGCGCGCGCCTGGGCTGCCTCACGCCTGGTCGTCATGTCGTGGCTCCGTTCTCGGCCTTCGTCTGCTGCTGGGGGTTGGCCTGTCCCTTGCCGAACAGGCGGTCGAACTCTGCGAGCTGCTCGTCGGTGAAGGGCGCGCGGTTGCGCAGCGCGCGCGCCTCGGACGGCGCGATGATGCGGGCGTCGATCTCGGTCTTGAGCGACGTGACGGCCGCCGCCGGGTCCATCCGCAGGATCGCGTCGGTGTTGAACTTCACGAACTGCGGCCGGGGCAGGAGGCGCGAGAGGGCGCGCTCGCGGCGCGTGATCGCAGGGCCGAGGTTCATGATGAGCAGCTGGAGGTTCCGCTGCGTGATGTTGGCGTAGGTGATCGACGACGTCGCGCCGGCCGCG